TAACCATCTCTTATAGTTTACCAACCGAATAATACAGTGGTAAAATATAGAGTCAATCCATATCTTAATAAGCCCGTCGTCTTGAGTAATATTTTGTTGATTGGCAATATACTTTACAAATTCAGACTTGTTCATATGATAATTTCCTTATTTAGTTAATTAGTAGGCTTATTCAAAATAAGTTTTTTGTTTATATGGTCAATACATTTGTCTATCAACGCTTCTGGTAATTCATCTATACTTTCAACCTGTGCTTTTTGTAACCATAAATCCACAGTTTCTTGAGAAACGTTCTGCGCTTCTATAAGCTGCTGTAAAGTAAAACATTTGTTTAAGTCTGCTTCATTTTGAGTAACATCATATTTAGTTTTTTCGTCCTCAATATAACGCTCTAAAGCATTTTGACTAGTATTGTTTTCAACTACAGTTTTTGTGTTTTCTGCAAACGACTTGCCTTCCATTTCTTCAGCAGTTGGTTGCTGAGTAATAATTTCAGGAAAAGCCTTGCGCAGCGCTTGAGCTTCTGCACATTTTGCTAATTGACCAAATGGCCTCTTTAGCCACATGGCATTAGGAGCAGTAGAATCTTTTCTGGCAGTAGCATAATTTTCTAACCAATATTCTTTTGCGGTAAATTCAACTATATTATTCCCAACTAATTTTTTAACTGTAACCTTACACCATTCGGGATATGAAATACTTACTCCACCTAATGTAGTATTAACTGTATCACCATATTCTGGCTCGCTAACTCCAGCATATTTATTACTGCGAGCAGCTTGAATACGATATAGACCAATACCTGGCATAATGGTATCTTTCATAGACTTGGTATTCTTGTCCCACATTGGCACTATATGTACCGGTTTTTGCATAGGGTCAAGATTACAGGCTTTGCAGTATTCAATTACCATTTGTATACTGTCGTCCTTAGCTCCAGTATATAAACTACTTTTTAAAGCAGATAATACTGCGCTGTCTATTTCATTATTTGTTTGTTGTACCAATTGGCTCATAATCACCTCAATTATTTTATTAAATGTACTCTTGTTGCTATATCTTCAGTAGCTGACTGCTCGAGTATAAATTTCACTTTTTTATTTTTAATAAATTCGTCTAAGTTAGAAAGTTTTGCGACATTTTGAGCACGAAAAATACAATATTTTCCGTTACCGTACTTTATCAATCCCAAGCGTTGCTTTTTTTTAAACGTTAAAATTTCTCCTTCTAGCCATTCTTCTTTAGACATATTTTTACTTTATAATTTCTATCTTTGTTGCATTCTGTACACCATGTACAATTTCAATGCTTAATATTACTGACATGCATTTTGTTAATTTTTCTATAGCATTATTTCTAAAATGAAACGGCCATATTGGTATATTTCCGCTGCCGTCATCAAGTTTAACTAAAGCTGTATTTAGCTTTGGATTTACTTCTTGTACTATGCCAGTTTTAATTTTGCTCATATACTATCCCTTTAATGTAAAAACTCTATAGCTACCGCTTTCCTTCAAGCATTCCCGATAAATATCAGAATATTCAGATTTTAGCTTATTTGTATCTAAGCTTGCTCTACCTTTGCTGTTTTTCCATGTAGCATAGCACCTACCCTCTTCGCCCACTAAAAGCTCACCATCTTGCATATAATTTTTAATATATAGCTGAAGTTCTTTGATTTCTTCAGCTAGAGTTTTCTCGCGAGCTTTTAGGTCTTGAAGCACTTGTACCTTAGTCAGTACAATATCGTCAGCTCTTACCTCAAGACCATTGGCCTTTGGGTAGAGTTTTGCCGCATCTTCCTGAGTTCTAGGTTTTGGCGGAACTCCTGCTAATATGTGGTGATTCCAAAATTTTCTAGCAACTCTGATCAGCTTACTTTCCATAACTTCATCTTTATCATAGCGATATATACGAAAATCCTGCCCGCCAATTAGAACGGCAATATCTACTCTGCTGGCACCTGTTATTGCTGCATAATAGGCAACTTGATACAAATAGCTCTCTGGTATCTGATTGGTTCCCTCCTCACCCCAGCAAGTTACTTTCATTTGATTAGCAGTCTTACATTCTAGAATATGGCGATTGCCTTCATCATCAATCACCCAGTAATCCAAGTTACCTGCTATGAATGGATATTCACTGTGGCGGATAAGGCCTGCTGGCTTTTCTATCTTGAAGCCTGTGCGCTTTACATAATCTTCAGCAACAACAGGTTCTAAGACAGTTCCCCAATAAGCCGCTTTACTTGTTGGTTTTTTGATAATTCCTTCAGCAGTTTTTTCAAAATATACATCAAGTTCTGTATGGAAGTTATTAATTCCGAGGATAGAACCTAAATCACTACCGCCTATGTAAGTTTTTCGCTCTTCTAGCCATTCTTGTTTATTTTCCATAATATTTTACACATTCATTTAATTGCTCTCTTAGTTGGTTAATTTCCGGTAAATTGCAATTCAAGCAAGTTACTTTCTTCAACTTCTTAAATACCTTTAAAGTTTTTGCATCTAGCGTTTGCTTATCGCTCACATCACACCTCCTAAAATTAACTGTCCTTTTTTATATGACATTACTTCGTTATAAGTTATATAAATTTTATCACTGATTTCTAGGTTTTTATCTATTTTAAACATGTAGTAAGGTTTTGACTTATCCTGTTTTTTAAAAATATGAACTGGCCTTTCGTGTTTGCGCAAACCTTCAAAATAACCTTTGTAGATAAATTCTTCTGTATTGCTCATTTTATCACATCCATTGTTCTATATCTTCTTGTACATAATTTAATTCATCACTAAAGTGCTTTATATTTACTGCACAATCAATCACTTGCTCCGCTTGTTCTCTTGAGATAATTATGAATTGTCCGTCAGTTGTTGTTTTGAGCCATTGACCTATACTATGTATAGACAAGTTACTTATACAACTTTCATACAACTTCATAACTTCGCAGCGATCTATTCTTGTTTCTTTTTTCATGTTAAGCCTCCAATCTTCTTGCAAATGCAAACTGAGTTTTTGCATAATTTAAATAGTTGCTTTCAGCTTGATCTATATCAAACATTTCCTGTTCTATAGCAAGAATGTCATAACCAAAGCTTTTCCAGTTTATGCCGTATTCATTAGCTCTTTGTATAACTTCCTCAAATTCCTCAACCTTATCGCGCAGCGTTAGGATATCTATGTTTGCCACATCGTAAGGTATTTCATATTCGTGAGCTTTTAGTAACAATTGCTTACCTTCTTCTGATACTAAATAACGCTCATATACGCTTTTTGCCTTTCTAGCTAAAGTAGCAACAACATAAGCTATTGGCATTCCAAAATCTTTATCGTCTCTAATATTTGGAGTATGAAAAATAGGCTTGTCGCTTAATCTAGGATTGAAACTATAGTCGTCAGAAATTGCAGCATTATTGCTATTCTTACAATTTCCGTTGCCTGATAATTTTTTTTGTGCTAATAATGTGCTTATAAAGCCTTGTGGTAAATTTTTCATAATATACTCCATTTTATAATTAAACGTACAAGGTTAAACGCTTGAAGTGGCTTCTTCAGGCGTTTTTTTATGCCTTGCTTATAAGGTAGTATATTATTATATAAATAAAATAGCAAGTCTTTTTTTATAAAAAATAAAGTTATTTTTTTGTATCGTTATAACGCTTTATAATGTCGTCTATACGTTCATAATTTGGCTTATACACATATTTACCTTCTTTTTCCCTGGTAATAAAACCTCTTTGCATCAAAGCTTTTAAGCAAAAGCTTATTTGAGGAGTTGTGGAGTTAAGTTTTTGTTCTATTTCCTTCGCATAAACAGGATATTGTACTTCGCATATAGCTTTCAATGCTAATTTTTGTTTAGGTGGTAATAAATCTGTATTTTGTATGGCTTCTATCATAGTTTTTATATTCCAGGTCATTTTTATACTTAACTTGATTATTTAGATAAAAAATATTTATTATATTGACTTTCTCAAAAAAGTAATTTAGTTCTTAAAAGGCGTATTTCAAGTTTTATGGAGAATTTAAAATGTAGTGATAAGCGACAAAATGATAAAAATTAGATTTGTTTGCCTACGTATCTAATTTTTTTAAAGGTGCGAGCATTTTTTTAAGAAAAACACCCAAAAAACTTCTTCCATGAATAAAAGAAGTTTATCAAAAAGGCATGTCTATTGTCAAGTGTTTTTCTTAAAAAAGCTTAAATTAAGTTAAATAAATAGAAAAATACAAGTGACAAAATTAAAAACAAACCAAGACTACCAAGTAGCACCAAACCAAGTAAACTTAACAACTTTAAAAACCAAGAGTCAATTAAATAGCATTATTGTTGATAGATACGGCAGACCCGACTATTTAGCAATAAATCTATACTGGGATAGCTTCCGATCTTGGTATAATCCTAAAATCCCCTACAAAAAAGGCGACAATATTTACTATTTATCTAAACTAAAAACCAAAGGAATATTCCTTAATTATAAAAAATTAGCCGAAGCTCATGGATGTAGTAGGGAAGCTGTCAGGCAAAAGGTGGTAAAATTAGAACAGTTAGGATTAATTCATAGAAGTTTCCAGCATAAAGAGACTGTTACTACTAAATCTTATAACAAGCTAATTGTATATGTATGGAAAGACACTCCATATTTTTATAACAATTTTGGAACGGACTACGAGAAAGTTGAACTAAATCCTCATACTAATCACGAATATATTGCTGAAAAGTACAAAAAGCAATTTTTAAAAATTTTACCGCAGGAACGTGCGGGTTTGACCGGGGGGGGTATCCAAGCACAGTTGGATACTAAAGAACTAAATAACTATTCTAATAAATTAGAATATAGATCTAATGCGCAAGCGCAGGAATCTATATTTTTCAATAATTCTAATTCTGATAGCAGCTTATCAGAGCAAGCTGAAACGATAGAAGCTAGTACTGCAACTTGCGAGCATGTGGAAAAGGTTGTAAAAGAGGTTAGCAAAAAGAAGTTTAATTCTAACGCTAGAAAAAAAACTACAGTAGCGGAGCGTAAGACTAGTAAAGCTAAGGTTTACAAGTTCAATCAATACAATAAGCCAAGAACACTAGCTGATCATTATCCACTAAGCTCAAAAGACGCATACGAGCTACAAAAGCGCAGTGGTAAGCAATATAACCTAAACGCAATGAACGAAATTTTATTAGATATGTCTCGGAAGCCTAGGGAAAGCAAGCATATGTTTGAATTAAAGGCTAGGTTTATGTCCTATATGACTAAAGCCTATAAAAACGAAGGTCGGGACGTGAACAAAACGAATTTACCAGGCTTTAAAATTATGAAAAGGCGACCTGAGGCCGAAGTAACTGAAATAACAACTCTAGCTCAACGTGAAAAATACCTCAATGAGACTGAGAACTCCGCAATCTATGCAAGGTGTGATTATACGCAGTATAGGGCTAAAATAGCAGGGCAATTCCCTGTGAACTTAGGTTATAACTTGCTTACAAACATGATTGGAGCTAAAAAGAAAGATAGTGTACTTGAAATTACCATGCATAAGCAAGTGCCATTGAGTGAGCATTATAAAAAATGTTTGCTGGATTTAGCAAAAGGCATTGGTGGCTATGCTGGAGTTAGCGAGTTACTGATACAGCAATACTCATTTACGTAAATACTGTTTTACGTATTGCAGTATAACCGTACTCATATTTGTTCCTTCACGCTCTGCTTTAATTTTAAATTCAGAACGTATTTGCTTTGGAACTTGTATAGTGAGTTTTACTAGTTCATCAGTTTTTTGTACTTCGGACAAAGCTTCTTGTAAATTGCTGTTACGTGTTGATAGTGGTTTAGATTGTATCGCCATGTAATACCTTTAATATTTCATCTCTCATTGAGTCAATTTCTATAGTAGCGTCATTTAAGCTCATATTAAAAACAGTGACTCCTTCATTAGCTGCTGTTGGGTAAATGACTTTTTGCGTAGTATATGAATTTAGTAATGGAACATCATATTGTTTCAGAGCTTCTTTTATCTCTGTACTAAGTTTAGTATTTTTTATGGCTCTACTGATTACAAAACTTGCGAGTGGTTCATTATTAGTAACCTCTTGCCTTGCTTTGATAAGCTCTACTAAATCCGAAGTAGCCCAAATATCATATGGAGAAGGTTGCACTGGTATTAATATAAAATCAGCAATTTTTACTGCTGCAACTAATAATTTTGCAATTGAAGGCGCTCCATCAATAAAAATAAAATCATAGCCATTTTGGACAGCTTTAATATCTGTAGCTAGTGATTCTCTATCTAATCCAATTACTGGGATAATTGTGCCATCATTTAAAGCATTCCAGTCTCTAGCCGAACCTTGTGGATCACTATCTACTAATAAGACATTCAGCCCTTTGTTTTTGAATGAATGAGCAAGATTAATTGCAATAGTAGTCTTGCCACAGCCGCCTTTTTGATTAAGTAAAGCTATTATTTTTGCCATAAAACTAGTTATCCATAAATACGTAAAGTAGTATAGCTGTATTTACGTATATCAGTCAAGCCGTATATATGTATAACTGTATTTACGTAACACGAATTAGTTGCAAAAACTTTTTATGCAAACTATATTGACCGCTATTTTATTTTTAAGAAAAAGGTATTGCATGTCAGATAAATACACATTTAGCAAAACTGATTTAGAAGAAATCACTAAAATAGTTAATATAAAAAACGTAGAAGCAGCTTCTAAAAGATTCTGTAATAGACCTTATGTATTTTTTGATTTGCGAAAAGTCGACAAGGAGCTTAACGAAGCAATAGAAAAAGGCCAAGCTCTAAGAAAGCAAAACACCAAAGTAAATAAAGCAGTCGAATATTTTAGTAAATTCACTGGCAAAGAACTCGCTGAATTAAACGAGTTTGTCATAAAATATGGTGTACAAAAAATGCCTGAACAATATGGCTTTAAAATGATTACAATTAATAATGCTAGAAAAGAGCTGCCTCAATTAGATAAAGTTATTAAAGATGGAATAAAGGCAAAAAGATCAGTGGTAGCTACACTTGGTTATAGAAAAAGAAATAAAGAAAAGCCAAACAAAGCAAAGAAAATACAAGTTATTGTAAACACAACTTTATCAGGAATATCAGATCAAACAGAAGTGAACTTAGCTAATTTTAAAAAGATGATAGAAAGAAATAAACAATTAGAACATGTAAAAAGGCTAAAAAATGGTGATTTTGACAACATGGTTTAAAAAAAAGAAAAAAAAGCGTATAATTAATAAGATATAATTGTATTTTATTTTTTTTCTTTTTAAGATTTTTGATCTAGGTCTCAAACGCCTTCATAGAAAACTCTTTATGGCTAGGAGTCTTATACTATAACCGCTCTTTTTTTAGAGCGGGAAGTGTATAAGGGTATTTTTCTATGAATACGTTTGAACTCCTAGCTTCCAAGTAACTAGTTTTTAAAATGAAAAAAAAAAAAATAAAAGTACAAGATATACATTCTTTAGCTACTACTTCAATTAAAAGTGAAATTTCTCTAAATGACTTGAGTCTGTGGTTAAAATGTAAAACCGACCATCAATATATAATCTTTGATAGAAAGGTGATATTAAAGTTAATTAAATATGCAATAAATCATAATGAATGCTTTAAAAATGATTTTCTTGGTCAAGATCTCGACATAAATGCAGAGCAATTGCAACATTTAAAAGATTATTGGTTGTAGTTTTAAAATGTCGGACTTTGATCTATTTTTAAAAACTATGTTTGTTTTCCATGCGTTGTTAGTTTTAG